AGTGATTCACCACAAGATATTTACAAAGTTGTCTCTGACTCCATTATAGATAAACTTAACAAAGACACTCACCCCTACGCAGCTAAGTGGCTCCAGTTCGGCATCAATCGTAAGCTTGCCAAGCGCCCTACAATGGTGTGGCCTTACGGCGGTACGTTCTACTCGTGCCGTGATTATGTCGATGAATGGTATCAAGACACACTGCGTAAAACCCGATGCGCCAACCCGTTCACAGAAGATGAACGCTACAAAGTTACTGGTTACCTCAGTAAACTGACGTGGGCTTCAATCAATGAAGTCCTCGACAAACCGAAGGACTGTATGAACTGGTTGCAGTCCTGCGCCAAGGTGCTGGCAGAAAACGGAAAGCCTGTAAGCTGGGTAACTCCTTCAGGCTTTCCTGTTCTCCAGAGCTACCACAAAACCACCAGTCAAAACGTCAACACCAGCATTAGTGGACAGGCTACTTACATAAAGTGGTATAGCGACGACGATGAAATTAGTCCTCGTAAGCAGAAGTCTGGCATCAGTCCTAACTTTGTTCACAGCCTTGATGCTGCTTGTCTGACCAAGACCGTCATTGAATGCAACAAGAAGGGAATATGGGACTTTGCAATGATACACGACAGCTACGGCACTCACGCCACCGCCTGCACCGAACTATCCAAAGTTTTGCGCGAGCAATATCTTGGAGTTTTTGCGCTTGACCAGTTGGACTTATTCCGACAGCAATTAGAGGAGGCTCATCCTGACATAGATTTTCCAGACATCCCAGAATACGGAACCGCAGACATCTCAGAGGTACTGGGTAGTAAGTATTTCTTCTCCTAACGGAGCCACAAAAATAACCAAAAAGATAATAACATGAGTAAAGTACTGACAACACCAAAAGGTACAGCAGTGTACCCACACATCCAAGCACCAGATTACAAGTTTAGCTCTGATGGGGTGTATAATTGTAAAATCAACGTGAGCGAAGATGACTTCAACGCATTTAGTAAAATTGTCGTTGATATTGTCGAGCGAGAGTATGAAGCTGAGTGCCGTTTAAAAGGTAAGAAGCTAAAGCGAGCGACCTCCTTACCAGTAAAAATCACCGAAGATGGCGACTTCCAAATCTACGCTAAGCAGGTAGCAAAGCGTCAGACTAAGAAGGGACTCCTTGAGTTCGTTGTCCCCGTCTTCGACTCCAAGGGTAATCGTATTAAAGATGTACCTAACATCGGTAGCGGTTCAACCCTTCGTCTCAGTGTCGAGGTTTACACTTGGTACACTGACCTTCACGGCTTCGGCTACACGCTGCGTCTAAAGGCAGCACAAATCATCGAACTAATTGAATATTCTGGCGGTTCTACCTTCGGCTTCGACAGCGAAGAGGACGGCTACGTAAATGATGGCGAATCCTTGGATACAGCGTTCGAAGAAGAAGCCCCGCAAGGCATCGGCTTCTAAATACCGCTCTCGCTTCGAAGCACAACTGGCTCTCACCCTTGAACGGGTGGGAGCACCCTTCGACTACGAAAGTCTGAAGGTAAAGTACACGAAGGAGTCAACCTATACCCCTGACTTCATTTTACCCAACGGGGTAATCATTGAGGCCAAGGGGTACTGGTTGGCTTCCGACAGGACGAAGCACTTAAACGTGCGTAAATGCAACCCAGAACTGGACATCAGATTTTGTTTTCAGAACGCCTACAACACACTCAGCAAGAAAAGCAAAACCACTTATGCGGAATGGTGCGACAAGCACGGTTTCCTGTGGTCACACAAAACAATACCGAAAGAATGGATAACCTAACACCAGCACATACACACCAACCTTGCCCAGAATGCGGCTCAAGCGATGCACTCACAATCAACACAGACGGAAGCACCAAGTGCTACAGTTGTGGTATATTTAACCCTAAAGGAGATAACTCCTACACAGTCACCCCCAAGCCAGACAACGCTTCGGGGTTTTTAGTAGGGGAGTTCTTAGACATCCCAGCGCGTGGACTCACCAAAGATATTTGTAAGAAGTATGACTACCGAGTTTCTACTTACAACAAGGAGCCCTGCCACGTAGCTAACTACAAAAACCTAGACGGAGAAGTAGTAGCTCAAAAGCTCCGCTTCAAAGACAAGCGCTTCCAATGCAAGGGAAAGCCCAGCGTCTTCTTCGGTCAGCACTTGTGGCCTAACGGTGGTCGCATGGTTGTTGTTACCGAGGGCGAGGTGGACTGTCTGTCAGTAGCTATAGCCAACGGAGATGGAAAGTGGCCTGTCGTTTCTCTGCCTAGTGGGGCGCAGTCTGCAAAGAGTATCTTCAAAGCCCAGTTCGATTGGTTAGACCAGTTTGAAACTGTTGTCCTTATGTTCGACGAAGATGAGCAGGGGCGTAAAGCAGCTGAAGAGGTAAGCCACCTTCTTCCAGCAGGTAAGACCAAGATTGCACGACTTCCAATGAAGGACGCCAACGAGCTCCTCCTTGCAAACAAGAAGAACGAAATCGTTCGCGCAATGTGGGACGCCAAACCTTGGAAACCAGACGACATCATTGATGGTGTTGACCTTTATGAACGACTAACAACTCCTAAGAACAATGTATCTATCGACTACCCATTCAACGGTCTTAATAAAATTACTCACGGCTTACGTCGTGGTGAGATTGTTACTTTCTGCGCTGGAAGCGGTGTAGGTAAGAGTCACGTCTGTAAGATAATTGCACACAATATTCTGACCTCTAGTGAGCATCGCGTTGGATACATTGCTCTGGAAGAATCCTTAGAGCGTACTGCCAACTCAATCATTGGTCTGGAGATGGGTAAGCTTATCCACCTAGACCCTGAGTTTAGTGCAAGCGAGGAGTACAACCAAGCCTTCAAGAACACTGTAGGTTCTGGGCGCTGCTTCCTGTACGACCACTGGGGGTCACTCGACAGTGACAACTTGTTAGGACACATCCGTTATATGGCTAAGGTTATGGACGTTGAGTATGTCGTCCTTGACCACCTGTCTATCGTTGTCTCTGGACTTGGTGATGGGGATGAACGTCGGATGATTGACAACACGATGACCAAGCTACGCAGCTTAGTTGAGGAGACCAATATCGGTATGATACTTGTTTCCCACCTGAAGCGTCCTGAAGGTAAGGGACACGAGGAGGGGGCAGCTACATCCCTAGCTCAACTCCGAGGCTCAGCAGCTATCGCTCAGCTAAGTGATATTTGCTGTGGACTGGAGCGTAATGGTCAGTGTCCAGACAATAGAAACAAGACAGTTGTTCGTGTTCTTAAAAACAGATTCTCTGGGGAAACGGGTATCGCCTGCGCCCTCAATTACGACCCAACTACTGGCTTTATGTCTGAGGAACATTACGCCGAAAACCCCTTCTGATACTGAATGAAATATTGCTCAAATTTTCGACATGACCTTGAAGTAGGTCAACTAGCTGAGAAAGAGATTGGTAAGTTGCTATCCGAAAAGAAAATCGAAATTAAAAAAGATATGCTTGCAAAGAAGACGGGCAATGTCTTTGTTGAGTATATGTCACGAGGTAAAGTCTCTGGCATCGACCGCTCCGAAGCTGATTATTACTGCTTCGTCGTTGAAAATCTAATCATCTTCTTCCCCACACCAGCCCTCAAATCTCTCATTGAGCCCCTTAAAGGAACAAAGCGAGACGTGAGGGGTGGGGACAACAACACATCACGGGGAATACTTCTCCCTTTAACCACACTTATACCAACCAATGAATAGCATAGCATTCTTTGATATTGAGACAAACGCCATCGAGGATTGGACTAAGTTGTCCGACCTTGAGACCGTACATTGTCTTGCAATTCACGACAGTTCAGGAACGCTCGCCTTCTCAGGTGACTCCGTTCTTACAGGACTTCAACGCCTACAAAAGTATGATGCTATTGTAGGGCATAACTCCATTGGGTTCGATTACCCAGCATTGTATAAGAAGTATGGGTTTCAGCACCCTATGGTCTTAGACACTGCGGTAATGGCTCGTTGTATCTACCCAGACATCCGCAACCAAGACTTCCAACGTGAGGGCTTTGATAAAGAACTCATTGGTTCTCATAGTCTCAAGGCTTGGGGTAAACGTATTGGTGTACTTAAAGACAACCACGGTGAAACCGAGGACTGGACAACCTGCACCCCAGAGATGGTTGAGTACTGCAAGCAGGACACCTATGTGACGTACCGCCTGTACGACCATTTCATAAACCAGAAACCTGACGTACGTATGCTTACACTTGAGCACAAGTTTGCTAAGCTTATGCGACGCCAAGAGTGGAATGGGTTTCCCTTCGACCTTGAGGCAGCAGAGAAGCTTACATCAACTCTTATGGTTCGCCGTGCTGAGTTAGGTGATGAACTTGCTAAGTCTTTTGGCCCATCCATAGAGACACTCAAGAGTCACTGGTGGTTAGCCCCAGACGGCACAACATCTAAGACGAAGAAAGCTCTAGTAGAGAAGGGGTGGAAGCCCAAGGAAATCACACGCGGGCCTAAACGTACCAAGGAGATTCCATTTAACCCAAACAGCCGTGACCAGATTTGTGAGCGGTTAATGTCGGAAGGGTGGAAGCCTAACACGTTTGAAGGTAAGCGCCCTAAGATTGATGAGGGTGTCCTTAAATCTATTGGTACTCCTAACGCTCTCCTGCTTTGCGAGTATCTCCTACTTACCAAGCGTTTGGGGCAGGTAGCTGAAGGTAACCAAGCGTGGCTCAAGTTGTACCGAGATGGTCGGATACACGGACGAGTTAATACCAACGGTGCTATCAGTGGACGCTGCACTCACCAGAACCCTAACGTAGCCCAAGTCCCAGCCAGTCGCGCTCCTTATGGTGAGGAGTGTCGCTCGTGCTTTGTTGCTCCAGAAGGTAAAGTACTTGTTGGTGCTGACGCCTCTGGTTTGGAGCTACGTTGTTTAGCTCACTACCTCTGGGGCTGGGACAACGGTGCTTACGCCAAGGAAATACTTGAGGGTGACATCCACACAGCCAACCAGAAAGCTGCTGGTCTACCTACACGGGATGACGCTAAGACATTCATCTATGCGTTCCTCTACGGAGCAGGTGACGCCAAGATTGGTTCTATTGTTGGTGGCTCATCCAAGCAAGGTAAGCAGCTTAAGAAATCATTTATGTCCAAGACACCTGCTATCCGCCATCTGTCTGAAGCAGTGGCTAACAAGGTGCAGCAGACAAACCAACTAATAGGTCTGGACGGACGTAACCTACCGTGTCGCTCCGCACACTCTGCGTTAAACCTGTTGCTACAAAGCGCAGGCGCAGTGGTTATGAAGCAGGCACTCGTTGAGTTCTCAGAGATGGCAACTCGACCTTATGAATTACACGGCAATATCCACGACGAAGTTCAGTTCAGTTGCGACGCATCAGACGCTGAAAGTCTCGGGCGTTGTTTTGTAAATGCTCTTGCCAAGGCAGGTAAAACTCTTGGCTTCAAATGCCCTTTGGACGGTGAGTTCAAGGTAGGCAAAAACTGGTCAGAAACACACTAACATGACAATCAAAGAACTAATTAAAGTATTATCCGAATTGGAACACCAAGAACTCAACATTGTGCTACCCACGGACGATGGGTTTATTCAGCCCGCTATCGAAGAGTTCATTCACTATGGCGACTCATCCTCGCCTGAGCCTCAACATCATTATGAGCTTATCCCTGACTATGAAGATGAAGCAGACGATTATGTCGAATGCGATAAGAGTCCCGTGGTCGCTAAGTTTATGTACAACTAAACAAGCCTAACATGAAAACACTATTCATAGATGGAGATATGCTCGCCTACCGCGCTGCCTTTAGTAATGAGGTAGAGACCCAGTGGGATGATGATATATGGACGCTACACACGGACGTTAATGCTTCCTTGGCTTACTTCGATGACTTTATGGAGTCTATCGTGTCCAAGCTAAAAGCTGAGACATACTTCATTGTATTCAGTCCTAAGACTAACTTCCGCTACGAAATCTTCCCAGCATACAAAGGTAACCGAAAGAATAAGCGTAAGCCCTTAGCGTTATCCCACATCATTGGAGAGGTAAAGAAACGCCACCCCAATATGCAGCAGGAGCGTATCGAGGCTGACGACTTGATTGGTATTATGTGTACGCAAGACCCAGAGAATAGCATTGCTGTATCTGGCGATAAGGACTTCGCTACACTTCCAATCACTTGGTACAACTTCCTCCGCGACGAGTTAACCACACGCAGCGAAGAGGAGGCACGTAAGGCTCACTTGGTGCAGACACTTATGGGTGACGCCACTGATGGCTACCAAGGTCTCAAAGGCGTTGGCCCCAAGACCGCAGTGAAGCTCCTAGATAAACACGGCTGGAACTGGGATGGCGTTGTTACAATCTACAAGTCCAAAGGGCTTCAAGAGGAACACGCTCTCCTGACAGCACGGCTTGCTTACATCCTACAGAACAAAGATTACGACAAAGGAGAAATTACCCTATGGACACCAAACAAATAGACATCAATCTGGGAGACCAAACAATCTACATTGCTGGCCCTATGACTGGCATTGAAGATTACAACTTCCCAGAGTTTGACGCAGCTACCGCCAAGTGGAAAGAAAGGGGCTACGACGTTATTAACCCAGCAGCTTTAAGCAGGCAGCAAGCAGCCGAGCTTGGGGTAGAGGTGGGTGAGTTGTGTCCCCGTGAGTGCGCCTTGGTAGACCTTGTGGAAATTGTTTCTAAAGCCACGCATATGTATATGCTGAATGGATGGGAGTATTCCAAAGGAGCTAAGGCGGAACACGCTGTAGCTAAGTGGTTGGGTATCTCAATCAAATATCAAGCCTCTGACAGCCTACAGGTTCACACTGCTCACAACAAGGAGTGGTGGTTTGCCTTCCAAGCTGAACAGTTCCGTAAGATTTCTTCACTCACTCGTAAGAAGAATGATGACTATACGGGTGGGGCAGATACATCTAATCCGTTCGCTAACTTC